CTCATACTATACCTTATATTTTAGTGGATGAAAAGTTAAAAGAAATAATCGTATCTAACTACAAGTATCAATGTAGAGTCTGTAATAATCAAAAACTAAATGATGTTTTGTCTTTAGGACTTTCTCCTTTGGCAAATAACTTATTAAGTTCAGAATCAGACATTGAAAAACTATATCCTCTTGAAATAAAACATTGTAACAAGTGTGAAAATGTACAATTATCTATTGTTGCCCCTCCAACAGAAATGTTTAGTAACTACTTGTATACTTCGTCAACAACACAAACCTTCAAAAAACATTTTCAAAATGCAGCAAAACAATATGTCCAAGACTTTAAATTAAATTCAGATTCTATTGTTGTTGATATTGGTTCAAATGATGGTGTCTTCTTAAGTCCTTTGAAAGAAATGGGTATAAAAGTTATTGGTATTGAACCTGCAACAAACTTGGCTAAACTATGTAACGATAATGGTATATATACAATAAATGATTTTTTTAATTCAAATGTTGTAAATACAATTTTAGAAAATTTTGGAAAAGTGTCTCTCGTTACAGCATCAAATGTTTTTGCACATAGTGATGAATTGGATGACATTGTAAATGGTGTCAAAAAAATATTAAAGAGTGATGGTACCTTTATAGTTGAAGTACAATACTTCATTAAAACAATGGAAGACCTAACATTTGACAATATATATCATGAACATGTAAACTATTGGACTATTACTTCTCTAATTAAATTCTTTGATAGGTTTGGTTTATTTCTTAACAGGGTAGAGGAAATTAATACACATGGTGGTTCTATTAGGGTGTATGTAGGTAAAAACAACAACAAAGATTTTTCTGTAGAAAAATTTATAAAGTTGGAACAAGACTTTGGAATCCAAAATAAAACAATTTATAAAAATTTTGAGGTCAAGGTTTCTGAAATAAGAACAAATGTCAGAGAAAATTTTAATAAGTTGAGAAACAAATATAATAAAATTGTTGGTTATGGTTCACCAGCTAAAGCTACCACAAGTTTAAACTATTTTGGAATTGATTCAACTTACTTAGATTATATTGTCGAAGATAACAAACTTAAAGTTAACAAAATTATACCTGGAATTCGAGTTCCAATAAAAAGTATCAATGAACTTAAGACAGATAAACCTGATTTAGTGGTTGTTATGGCTTGGAATTTTTTTGATGAAATATTAAAAAATAACCAAGATTTAGTGGAAATGGGGGTTAAATTTATTTCCATAATGGATTTACATAAAAAAGAATTGTTTAAATGAAGTTACTAGAACCCACTTTTTTTCATATTAATTGTGATTATTCATTCGGTGACCAATCAGGATATCAAAATGGTTTAGTGTCAATAAAAGATGCAAATTTGTCAAATTTTGAGTTTTTAAATAAAGTCGATGAGTGTATCAAACAAGGAAAAAAACATATGACTTTATTTATAGACAACATACGATTGTACAAGAGAGATGGTATAAAATACACAGCTGGTGAATTGAACAATGAACAATTACGCATCTATAAAGATAAAGTTGTTGCAGATTTTTTTTTAAAAAATGATTTGTTGTTCCTTTGTGGACAAATAAAAAATATGAATTTTATAATTTACACAGGGTTTGAGGACACACCAATAGATGATGAAATTTTTGATAAAATTCCAGAAAATGTGTTAAAAATTTATGCTTCTAATGCAATATCCTTTGGTGGAAAAGTAGTACCCATACCTTATGGTATAAAAAGGAAATTAAATCAATTTGACAATAATCATGAAATTCTTAAACAAACAATCAATGTTGAAATCACCCCAACGAAATTAGCTTATTTAAATTTTTCAATAACTAACCCAAATAGAAAAAAAATAATTGATTCTTTTCGAAATGAAAGTTGGGTAACGATAGAAATTAACAAATTAAATTATTCTAATTATTTAATTAATTTAAAAAAACACAAATTTGTATTTTGTCCTGATGGTAACGCAATAGGTTGTGATTGTCACAGAGATTGGGAAACAATATATATGAAAAGGGTACCAATAGTTCTTGATACAAGTTATTTAAGAGAAATTTACAAAGATATTCCAGTACTTTTTGTGAAAGATTTTTCTGAAGTGACTGAAAAACTACTTTTAGATAATTCACATCTATTTGATGAGATGTCCAATTTTGATTTAAACAATTTAAAATATGAATTTATTTTCTCCAACTAAATTGATGGAAATTTGTGACTATTGTTTTGGTTCACATACAAGTATAGATATATGGGAACTTAAAATAGCTAACGAACATAATTTGGAATTTTTACAAAAATGTGAAGATTGGAAAAAAGAGGGTAGAAAGAATATAACTTTATTTATCGATAATTTAAGGTTATATAAAAGACAAAAAAATATATCTTCTATTTTTACAAATATGGAAGAATTTCCAAACAACAATTTTGAAGAACACAAATCGAAAAAATTAGAATTATACAATAACTTTTTTAATCAAGACTTGTTAAAATTATGTCAAGAACTTGATTATTTAAACTTTATAATTTTTACTGGTTTAGATGATACAAATATAGATGAAGAAATATTTGAAAGAATACCTAAGAATGTTTTAAAAATTTATGTTTCATCAGCGAATATTCATATAAATGAAATTGTAAGACCATTCCCATTTGGGCTACCAAGAAAAGTATCACAAAATGACAACAGATTAAATATAATAGAGGAATATATTAATAAAGTTGAGTCTCCACAAAACTTGTTATACATCAACCATAGTATTGGGTCTAATATTTTTAGAAACCAAGTTAATAATTATTTCAAACAATTTGATTGGTGTGACATCCAAACACCAAAATCAATTGGTGATGACGATTATAAAAATTATTTAGAAGAAATTAAAAAATCCTTTTATGTACTTTCTGTTGATGGTAATGCTAAAAATTGTGATTGTTATAGAGTTTGGGAAACAATTTATATGAAACGCGTACCAGTACTTATTAAAAATAAAAATTTCGAGGAGCTATTTCAAAATATACCAGTATTATTAGTTGATAGTTATAATACAATTACAAAAGAATTTTTAGAATCAAATATTCACATTTTTGAGAAAATTAATAATTTTGATTTAAATAAATTAGATATAAAAAAAATTTACAACAAAATTTTGAGTGAGTTTGAATATTTAGAAATCATTGAGTGGATTAAAAACTACGCTACAAATATTAATATGTCTTTAGTTATTGGCATTTCTGGTGGTGTGGATTCTGCTGTTACATCTACATTGTGTGCTCTTACGGGACTTAAAACCTACGTAGTTTCGTTACCAATTAATAGAAATGAAGAACAACTTTCATTAGCTCGAAAACATATTTCTTGGTTAAAAGAAAATTATAAAAATGTTGAAAGTTTGGAAATCGACTTAACATCTGTTTATAAAACTTTTTTAGATGACGTAAATATAAATAATAACTTTACTAAAAGTTTATCTTTAGCTAACACAAAATCACGATTAAGGATGGTTACTTTATATCACATAGCTAGTAATTTGAATAGTATAGTTGTTGGAACTGGTAATAAAATCGAAGATTTTGGTATTGGTTTTTTCACAAAATATGGTGATGGTGGTGTTGATATTTCACCAATAGCTGACTTAACCAAAACTGAAGTGATTGAAATTGCAAAAAAACTTGAAATTAATAAAAATATTATCTATACAAGTCCCACCGATGGTTTGTGGGAAGATAACAGAACTGATGAGGAACAAATTGGTACAACATATTCTAAATTAGAATGGGCAATGAATTTTCATGGCGATGAAACAAACTTGTCATTTGATGAAAAAAATACTTTAGAAATATTTAGAGATTTGAACAAAAAAAATAAACATAAAATGATACCAATACCAATGTATCAAAAAAAAATAATTGATTAATGAATATAGGTTTTTTAGGTTTGGGTAAGTTAGGATTACCTTGTGCTTTAGCTATCGAAAAAAAAGGACATAAAATTTATGGTTTTGATATAGATAAAAAAGTTAAAAAAATTCTTGATGAAAAAAAATTACCTTATAGAGAGGAGGGCGCCCAAGAACTTTTGGATACTCATAGTATTATATGGTCTGATATCTCTCAAGTAGTAAATAATTCAGATATTATATTTGTACCAATTCAAACCCCACATAATGAAAAATATGAGGGAGTTACCAGAATTCCTGAAGAAAGAGTGGATTTTGACTATTCTTTTTTGATTGAGGGTATGAAAAACCTTTCCAAGGAAATAGACAATCAACCAAACGAAAAAATAGTTGTAATTATTTCAACAGTTTTACCAGGAACGATTAGAAATCAAATAAAACCATTATTATGTGATAAACTTAAATTATGTTACAACCCATTTTTTATTGCTATGGGAACAACTATAAATGATTTTATGAACCCTGAATTTGTTTTGTTTGGTGTTGATGATGAAAATGCTTACAATGTAGTAACAAACTTTTATTCAACATTACATAATAAACCAATTTATAAATGTACTATAGAGGAAGCTGAAATGATAAAAGTAAGTTATAATACGTACATCACTATGAAAATTTGTTTGGCTAACACAATTATGGAGTTATCACACAAATTAAACAACATAAATTGTGACAATGTAATGAAAGGTCTATTTATGGCCAACCAAAGATTAATAAGTACAAAATACCTTTTAGGTGGTATGGGGGATGGTGGTGGTTGCCATCCAAGAGACAACATAGCTCTTTCTTGGTTAGCACAAAAAGAAAATCTGAGTTTTGACTGGTATAGTAATTTGATGGAATGTAGAGAAAAACAAACAGAATGGTTAGCTGATTTACTTATTGAAAAAAGAAATCAACATAATTTACCAATAGTAATATTGGGAAAAACTTTCAAAAAGGAAACAAACTTGATTGTTGGTAGTACAGCAATTCTTTTGAAGAATATTTTAGATGAAAAAAATATAATCGTTGAAATGTTTGACCCTTGGATTGATTCAGAAGAACCACCAATCAATAAAAAATCAATATTTTTCATAGGAACGAATCACGATGCTTTTTTGGATTATCAGTTTCCATCAGGTTCAATAGTTATTGACCCATGGAGATTTATGAAAGAACAAAATGAAGTCGAAATAATAAAAATCGGAATTTCTTAAAAAATTATAAAAATATGTGGAGTCAAGGTAAAATAGAAAAATTTTGGGATGACGAATTTAAAAATTTAAATTATAAACGAGAAATTTTTAACAACCAAAGTGATATCGAAAATTGGCGTAATTTAGGATATAAACAAGATGTTGAGTTATTTTCAGGCATGATGTGTCCATTTGGCGAGAACCATCCAATTTGGACAGATAAGTTTGTAAAATATGTAGAAGAAAATCTTGGTCTAAAAGACATTGGTGTTTGTTATTATCGTATGGAAACAGGGGTTATATTACCCACACATAGTGACCACTATAATGTGTATAGAAAAAAATTCAATTTGGAATTAAATCAAATCCATAGAGTTTTAATCTTTTTGGAGGATTGGAAAAGTGGACACTATTTTGAAGTTGATGGTCAACCTTTTTTTAACTATAAAGCAGGTACTTTTGTGGCATGGTATGGAAATACAAAACATATGGCGGCAAATATTGGACAAGATATGCGATATACATTACAATTAACAGGTTGGAAATGATAATAGGGCAAGATGTTATAATAGAAGATGGGGTTGTAATAAAACGTCCTCACCTTGTGAAAATGGGTAATCATATTGCAATTGATAAAGGATTCTATTGTACAACTTCATTGACCTTAGGTAATTATATTCATATATCACCCTATGTCACTTGTATAGGTGGTATAAATAGTGAGTTCATTGTAAAAGGATTTAATAATATTATGGCTGGTGTAAGGATAATTTGTTCATCAGACAGATTTGATGAAAGTGGACTATTTGGTGTACTAATCCCGAAAGAATTGAAAGGTAACCAAATAACAAAACCTGTAATTATGGAGGAATTTTCAAACATAGGTACTAACGCAATTGTTTTACCTGGAACAATATTAAGAAAAGGTGTTTTGTTAACTGCCGGTAGTTTATTGATGGGAGATACTGAAGAATGGGGTGTTTATAAGGGTAATCCAGCTAAATTAGTAAAAAAAATAAATCCTACAAAAATAATAGAAAACGCAAAAAAAATGGGATATAATAATGAGTGAAAACAAATATAAGTATAATGTTTGGCCTTTGGGGAAGATACCTAAAGAACTACAAAGACCTGAATTGGATTTAATTAAAAAATTAGGTTATGAATGGAGTGACCCAAGAGAAGTAATCGATATTTTTGAGAAAAAAGTAGCTGACTTTTCTGCTTGTAAATATGCTGTGAGTGTAGATTGTTGCTCCAATGGTATTTTCTTAAGTCTCAAGTATCTACAACACATTGGGGAACTCGATGGTAAAAACAAAATAATAATACCTGATAGGACATATATTTCAGTCCCTATGCAAATAAAACATTCTGGTTTAGATTTTGAAATTGAAGATGTAGAATGGAAAGGGATTTATCAACTAAAAAATACTAGAATTTGGGATGGGGCAGGTAGATTCACTAAAAATATGTTTGTTGGTGGAGATGCACTACAAGTTTTATCTTTTCAAATTAAAAAGATAATTCCGATTGGTAAAGGTGGAATGATACTAACAAATGACGAGCAAGCCTACAAATGGTTAAAACTTTCCTCTTATGATGGTAGAGATTTGACCACACCTTACACAAATAGTGAACATATAAAAATGTTTGGTTATCATATGTATATGACTCCTGAAGATGCAGCAAGGGGAATAATTTTGATGGATGCTAAGGAAGAAATAAATGAGGATTCCCAAAATTTCACTATGTACCCAAGTATAAAAGAAATGTTAAAAGAATTTTAAAAATGATTACAGTTGGTTTAAATAAAGTTTTTGTTGAGGAAAACATTGCTCTTGGTAACCATATGTTCCAATATTCAATTTGTCGTATAGTTGCAATGGAAAATAATTACAAATTTTATATACCATATAGTGGACATTTAAAAAAATGTTTTCCCAATATTGATTTAGGAGAATCTGATGGTTTTGTCAAATACAACTATTATGAAAGTTTTGAACAAAATTATGATGAAAATATTTTCAGGGTAAAAGATTTTACAAATTTAAATGGTTATTTCCAAACAGAAAAATATTACTCTAAGTATAAAAATTTAATAACTGAATGGTTCAAAATTGAAAGTTGTGAAAAAACTAATGAAATATTATCTAAATATCCTATTGACAAATTTTGTTATATTCACATCAGAGGAGGTGATAATAAAATAGGAACGAACAATTGGTTAATTCCTAAAAAATATTATGAAAAAGCAATTAACGAAATAAAACAACACAATAAAAATTTATCTTTTGTTATTGTGACTGATGATGTCGAATTATCCAAATCGTATTTTGATAATATTGAGATAATATCTAATGATGTCATAACTGATTTTAAAGTTCTATTTTTTTCAAAATATTGTATAATATCAGCATCAACATTTTCATGGTGGGCGGCATGGTTGAATAAAAAAGAATTAACAATAGCACCTAAATTTTGGTTAAACTATAATCAACCCGAAAAAGGTTGGTATCCAAATGAAATAAAATGTAAAAATTTTACTTACCTATAGTAAAAAAAAAGTTAAATGACACAAAGAAAAAAACCAACACAACCTCAGGAAACTGAAACAAAAAAAACTAAGAAAGAAATAATTTCTGAGATTATTAAAAAAAAGTCGAAAGAAAAATTCCTGACTGAGAATCAAAAGTTTTATTATGATTTACTTAAAAAAAATCAAATAACAATTTGTTCAGGACCAGCAGGTGTTGGTAAATCATATATAGCAATGAAGGCAGCAATTGACTTATTAGCTGACCCTCAGTCACCATATGAGAAAATAATTATCGTAAGACCAGCTGTAGAAGCGGAAGAAAAATTAGGTGCATTACCTGGAAACGTAGAAGAAAAATTAGACCCATATATTTTTCCTTCATATTATTTGATGAACAAAATTATTGGGAAGGAAGCAAGAGAAAAACTTAAAGAAAACGATATCATCGAAGTTTTTGCCTTGGCGTATATGAGAGGTATGAATATTGACAACTCAATCTTGATATTTGAAGAAGCTCAAAATTCGACTCCAAATCAAATGAAATTACTCTTGACAAGGATAGGTTTCAATAGTAAATTTTTCATAAGTGGTGACCTTGAACAAACGGATAGGTACAAAGATAAAACACATACAGGACTTTATGATGCCATTAAAAAGTTTAAAGAACTTGATGATGTGGGTATTTTTGAATTCTCTAATCAAGACGTTGTAAGAAATCCATTAATTGGTAAAATCTTAAGAAGATACGAAGATAAATGAGGATAGCTATAGATATTAATGGGGTTTTAAGAGATACTATTGGTAAATTTAAACAACTATACGAAAAACATTTAATTGATTCCCCACAAAGTGAGTACCTAAATCCAACGTATACAATTGATTTATCAGGTAATACAGAAATCCAAAATGTTTCAGAACCATTTGAGTACAAAATTTTATCGGATGTCAGTAGTTTGGATTTGAAGAACCATTTTGCGTTTCAAAATGAAGAGGAATATTATACATTTATGTATGAAGAATATTGTATGGAACTATTTGGTCATGCTCCCTCAATAGAAATGTCAACTTTCTATGATTTAAATGATGTTTATCATAATCTGAGACAAAATGTTGATTTTCTTTTGGTTTCAGATGAAATTGGAAAATCTAAACCAGCGACTCTTTTCTTTTTATCTAAGTTTGGGTGTGAATTGGAAAAGATTGTCTTCTATTCTAATATCACAATAAATTCTTTGTGGGATGAATTTGATGTTTTACTTACAGCAAATCCTAACCTATTATTGAATCATCCAAAAGACAAAAAGGTAATCAAATTTAGTACTGATTATAATAAGGATATAAATAAATATGACTCAATCACAAGTTTGAAAGAGTTAGAACCAATACTCAAACAAATAATATAATGTTAAAAATATTAGGCGAAAATTATTATTTCGATATAGATGCGATAGAAAATTACATAAACGTTGACCCCCCTAAAGATTATAGTGGTGTACCACAAAATCATATAAGTGTAGTAAAATACGAAATGGTCAAAATGATGACTGAAACACTTATTGTAGAAAACGAAGAAGCAGATGAAACATTAGGAATGAAAAGTACAGAACTTTCAATTCCTTTTAGATTAGCATTTAATTCATTACTATATAAAAAATTAATAAATAAAATTTAATATGAATTCTGAACAAATACAAAAAGTAGAACAATCAATTAAAAATTTAAAAGACAAGAAGTCGAAAATTTATCTTTTAGTACAAGATACTAAAGGTAATGCAAAAGCATCAGTAGCTTACATTTATAATATGGGGTTAACATTGATGGAAGATGGATTTAATGTTATTATGTTACATGAAAAAAATGATTACTATGGTGTTGGTTCTTGGTTAGGTGAGGAATATATGAAAATTCCACACACATTCATTGAAGGACAAAACCTATCTGTAGCTCCTGAGGACTTCATAGTTGTACCTGAAATTTATGGTTTTGTTATGGAACAGATAACTAAGTTACCTTGTGGAAAAATTGTTTTAACCCAAGCTTATGACCACATTTTAGAAACCTTACAACCAGGTCAATCTTGGACTCAATTAGGATTTTACAAATGTATTACAACATCAAATATGATTAAGGAATATTTGGAAAACACAATGAGAGGGGTTTCTTTTGATGTGTTAGAACCATTTATCTCAGAAAGTTTTACAAAACAAAAATTACCAAACAAACCGATTGTTGCAGTACACACTAGAGACCAAAGAGACACTTTAAACCTAATCAAAAGTTTTTATCTAAAATTCCCTCAATATAGATGGGTGACCTTCAAAGACATGAGAGGTTTGACTACTGAACAATTTGCCGAAGAACTAAAAAATTGTTTCATTTCTGTGTGGGTTGATGAAACCAGTTCTTATGGAACTTTTCCTTTGGAAAGTATGAAAACTAATATTCCTGTCATTGGTTTAGTACCTAATATAGTACCTGAATGGATGAGTGAAGACAACGGTTTGTGGATAAATAACAAAACCCAAGTTGTTGATTTCTTGGCTGATTACATCCAAAATTGGTTGGAAGACAATACCAACCCAAAAATTATTTCTGAAATGGAAAAAACAGTTGAAAGTTTACCAACCAAAGAAAACTTTACTAAAAAAGTTAAAGAATTATTTAACGAATACGTGGAAAAAAGAGCCATAACCTTTGAAGAACAACTAAACAAATTACAAGAAGTAGAATAATATGGAAAAATTTAATGTATCAGTAATATTACCAATAAAATCGGGTTCGGCTTTTGACTTTGACGAATACTTTGTAAAAGCAATCACATCACTTAAAGAACAAAAAACTCAAATCAATGAATTAGTTATTGTTCACACTGATGAAACAAAATTATTAGAAGTACTTGATACTTATGATTTTGGTGATTTAAATATTAAAAAAGTAAAGTGGGACTATGAACCTAACTTTTGTGAACAAGTTAACCTTGGTATCCAAGAATCAAGTTCTGAATGGATTTCTATTTTTGAATTTGATGATGAATATTCTAAAATTTGGTTTGACAACGTAGAAAAATATTCATCAGTTTATAATGATGTTGACGTATTCCTACCAATCGTTGTTGATACTGATGAAAAAGGAAAATTTGTTGGATTTACTAATGAGGCAACCTTTGCTTTGAATATTTCAAGTGAAATTGGTTTATTGACAAATGAAGTTCTACAACAATATCAGAACTTTCAAATTTCGGGTATGGTTATTAAAAAATCAGCTTTAGAAAGTACTGGTTTATTCAAAGGAACTATCAAACTTACATTTGGTTATGAATTTTTACTAAGGGCTTCACATTATGGTTTAAAAATTATGTCACTACCCAAAATTGGTTACAAACATACTAATTTCAGACCAGGTTCTATATTTTGGAACTACAAAAATGGAGATAGTCAACTTCAACCTGATGAAGTTAAATTTTGGATTGAGAGTGCAAAAAAAGAATATTTCTTCACTAGTGATAGAAAAATAAAGTATGAAGGACAAACAATTTAATGACCGAAACAAATATCATTTCAGGTGATACTATTTTAGATTCTAAAAAAAAGGGAAGAAAACCAAAACAAAAAAACTATTTCGATATACAAGAAGAAGTTGCTGTAGTCGATTATCTTAATGCGGAGACATCGGAGGAAAAAAACAAGATTTATAATGAATTCCTCCGAATTCCACTTGATAAAATGATTTCATCAATTATTCGTAGGTACAAATTATATCGAAAGGATATGGATTTCGAAGAACTACATATAGATACACATTCATTTCTAATGACTAAAATAGACAAGTTTAAGCCCTCGAAGGAAAAGAAGGCTTATTCTTATTTTGGTACAATCTGTAAAAATTATTTGATGGGTCAAATAATTAAAGATGCTAAGGAAACCAATAGAAAAATATCATACGAGGATATCTCCTCAGATTTAGAAAATGATGAAAATTTATCATACTCAATTGATAATGACACATTAGATTCTCAAAATATTATTCAGAGTTTTTTAATTGAACTAGAAAAAGTTTTGAAAGAAAAAAACTTATCAGAAAATGAATTTAAGTTAGGTCAAGCACTTATGGAATTGTTTGAAAACTATGACTCAATTTTTATTGGTAACTCAAACAATAAATTTAATAAAAATGTGATTCTTCTTTCCCTTCGAGAAATGACTAATTTATCAACTAAAGAAATTAGGGTTTGTATAAAACGATATAAAAATATTTATATTAGTATGCTTGACAAAATGATGCAAGAATAAAACAAAAACCTATGGCCAGACCTCACAAAAAAGAAATTAATTTAACGAAAGAATCAATGCTTTCTTTGATGCAAGAGATATATAACGAACTTGTAGAACAGAGAAACACAGCTATTCGTATACAAAATAAAATGTTGACTATGATGAAAGAACCTGAAGATATGACTCTCATAGGTCCTGTTATAGAAAAACAACAAAAGATAATAAATGATTGTGTTGAGAAAAAGTTGACACTTTCAAAGTTACAATCCTCAATGTGGGAAAAAAGTAACAACACAAAAGAATCATTCTCAATTTCTGATATAGATGTTGATGATGATATTATAAAAGATTTATTAGAAAGAGATGTTTCAAAAACTGATAATGTTTACAAAATGAAAAAATAATGTCATTAGACCTCAGTTTTGATTATGAATCAGCCAAGAAAAAAATTGCGGCTACGAGTGCTTATAAAGATTTAAAAGAAAAATTTGATAAAGCACAAGAAAAATCTGGTGATTCACAAGAGAAAGCTTTGGACGCAATCCAAAGTAAATTAGACCAAGTAAAAGAACAAACTAAAAGATATCAAAAAGATATAAAAAATCAATTTGAGCAACTTTTAGATTTGAATAACGTGACTGGTGGTAAAGGTTCTAATACAATTTCTTATATCAAACGTCTCTTAATCCAAACGCTTAAAAATATTGAACCAAGAATTGCTGAAATAATAAATGAAGAAGCGATTACGGCAATAGGTTGTGACCAACAACAAACTTTTTCATCAAACCAAGGTGGTGCACCACTTTATATTAAAGTAAGTTCAATTGACTTAGGTGGATTATTAAAAAAGAATCCTACTGAAGGTGCTGGTAAAGTACTATATGAAAAATTACAAATAGACATTCAAAAGGCACCATTCTCTATGAATAGAGAACTATATCAAAGGATTCAAAGTGGTTCACCATATAATTCAGACAATGGTTCATATTATTTAGGTAAATCAGGACAACCCCTTTTTGATATCCAATTTGTTGACCAAACAATTTATGGACAAACTGGTGGTTTTTATGCTATCACGTTAGCCAATCGAGTTAATGGTGTTAATAAAGTTGGGGACTTTTTATTAGATTATTTTGGTACTATAAAAATGTTTGATTTTGAAACAGTTTTACCCGCAATATTAGAATCATTGTGTGGGGCTATATCAATTTCAGCAAACATTGGTTTCGCTCAAGCAGAAAACGCATCAAGATTTGAATTATTCATACAAAGAATTTTAGGTCTTTGTTTTGATAATGTTTCAGAAATTGATGTACAAGGTACTGCAAAATTAGCAGAACTAGATGGTATAGATGATTCATTTTTTGAACTTACAGAATTGGATTTAAGGAAAATAGAGCAAAAAATAGCAAACATACAAAAAGGTGTTGTTACATTTGTTGAGTGTAATAATGTTGATTTACCAGTAGATGCTGATTCTATATTAAATGCTTTAGAAAATTTAAGATTTATACCTGATAGTGATTTGGTCGATGCCGCAGATAAAATAACACAAACCTTAACTGACAATCCCCAATGGCAAGGTTTAGTATTAACAGGTGATATCAAAGCTACAGTGGACTTCAACTTTGTAAAACTTATTGTTCAAGGTTTAATATTTTCAATATTAACTCCGAAAGTATTATTACCAATATTCATTATCTTAAAAGCTTTAGGAAGAACTATCATTGACCAAATTAATAGTTGGAGGGATTTTATAACTCAATTCAGAAAATTTATAATAAATTTCATATCCAAAGTTGGGGCTATATTTGTTGAGGAACTTTTCAATTTAATCAAAAAAGATATTCTCAATTTATTACAAACTGTTATAAAAGATTTAGCTAAAGAAAAAGTAGATAAAAGATTAATAATGATTATTAAACTTGTACAATTACTTTTAGTAATAGCACAATTTATAAGGGATTTCAGGAAGTGTAAAAGTGTTATTGATGAAATTCTTTGGCTATTGAAAATAGCGTTATCAGGATGGGGTGGTGAAATTCCATTACCTTTATTAGCGGTTTCTCAATTGTTGGATGGGTACTCTGAAACAAGAGCATTCATTGGTGCAATTGAAGAATTACAAAGATTAGGAATTCCAACAGGTGATTTACCAGATGGGAGTCCAAATTTGGGTATATTGAGTATATTAGCTCAAATGAAAGCTATGGCTAATGAAAATTCAGAAAATGGAAAAACACAAATATTTATTCCACCATTAGCAATTACACCAGCTGGAGTTACAACACCAGCAACAGGATTTGGAAAATCATATTAATATGGGAAAAAAACAAGATGCTGAAAAAGTTTTAAATATAGTTAAAGATTACAAATCACAATCAAACAAAGATTTGGTTTTTGCTATGGATTTTATGAAAGAAGATTTTGAACAAACGAAAGAAACTTTAATAAAATTAACTCATCATTTAGATAAGGTTGAACTAACCTATAACACAATTTTGAAAGAGTACGAAAGTAGAGTCAAAAAATGAACATAAGTAATGAAAATATTCACCAGATAATTTTTCCTGGTATTGTTTTGGACAATAAAGACCCAATGATGTTGGGTAGGTTAAGGGTTATCCCCGAAACTGAAAATTATCAATCATTAATCAATTCAGTTCCCGATTGGAATGAGGAAAAAGACAAATGGACAAGAAAAGACCCTTTAGTTTTTTTACCATTATTACCCTTCTTTGTAAGTCAAACTCCCAAAATACAAGAGTATGTTCATATTTTTTATCAAAACAAAAAATTTGATAAAGAAAATAGATTTTATATACAAGGGCCATTCTCAACCCCACTTACAACTAAGTACGAATATTTCCAAGGGGCGAAAACTTATTTGGCTGCAGGTGTTCAAAACAAGGAAAGTTTTCCATTAAGAAATCCACAAGATGGAAGTTATAAAGAAAATGTTAAAGGTATATTTCCTGAACCTGGTGATAACGGATTTTTAGGTAGGGGTTCAGCTGATTTAATTCTTAAGGAAAATGAAGTTTTGATTAGAGCTGGAAAATCATTAAACATTACAGCTCAGTCCTTACCTCAAGAAAATCAAAATAGAGCATTCATTCAATTAACAAACTTTACACAAGAAAAGGTTTTAGGTGAACCTGATACATCAACAACACTTAAAGAGGATGTACAACTTGTCAAAAAAATAATTATTTGGGATATTGAAAATCTTGAAAACCTATTTGATACATTCAATGGGTCAGTTTCAATTCATAATGTGATTCCATCTATCAAAACAAATACAAGAAACTTTAAAATAGATTCAATTAAAACTTTGAGTATGGGTACTGACTATGGTGCCGCTTTAGATACATTAACATTTTCAAACAAGAGTTATGATGATGCTGTATATTTAATTAATAAATTTATTGAGGGTACATTCAAAAGTGATATTGTTATAACAGGATATAGTTTTAATCAACAAAACTTTAAAGACCAATTTCCTTTTATAGTTACTCCATCAAAAATTACATATGAAACAGGTATTAAAATATCACCTGATACTTTAGCTAGTGACTTCAAAGAAGGAATTAATTATTTGAGATTCAAACAAGGAATAAAACTTGTTCAAGGTAATTTAAAGAGTGGATTCTTTTTGGTTTCAGGTAATAAAGCAGGTAGTCCTGTGATAGGTCCTCAAGCAACACCAGTTCAAGAAACAACACAACCATCAATCTATACAGATAGACCAATAAGTTATGGCGTTATGGGAGCTCAAAGGATTTATTTATTATCACAAGATTCACCAAGTCCAAAAAGTAGAAAATTATCACTAAAAGATACAATCTATGGTATTCCTCAGGATAGATTTATTGGAAGTAATGAAAACTCAATTGAGAATTTAACCTTCTCTGTTGTGAGAGGTGAAGAATTAATAAAATTATTAACCAAAATATACGCATTTCTTGAAGGTCATGTTCACCCATTCCCTGGTATGAAACCTGTACCAATCTCAACAAGAAGTGGGCAATCAATTACAGAAATAGGTCAATTATTAGCTGACGCATCAAATACAATTCTAAATGGAAATATCCGAATTAATTGATATTTATTAATAAAAGATAAATGTCAATTCATAATTCTTATTTCAGTAGAAATAATACAATAATTTCCAATAGTTACACAAACACTGGAAGAAATCCTGTTACAGAACTATTTTTCGGAGCTACAGCTATATCACAATTTCCAAGTGGTTATAGTAGATTCATTTTTGATTTAGATTTGACTTTATTGAGACAAAAAATATCGAATGGTACAATTACTACTGGATGTACTAATAGTATGGTACATACCCTTAGAATGACCAATACATCAAATTTCAATAAAGAATTACTCAACACCACAACGTCACAGACTAGAATGAGAGCAACATCTTTTGATTTGTTCTTATTTAGAATACCTTATATAGATAATGACCCAGCTCAACCACAATATTGGGATGATGGTGTTGGTTATGATTTTGCTGACTTGTTATATGAATTCAGTGATTTAGATAGAAACTTTTCAGAAAGACCATCAAATTGGATTCAAAGAACCACTATAAATGATTGGGAAACACCAGGTTTATATAATAATAGAAATTCAGGAGCAACACCTTATAGTGGTCTCACAATTGTAGCAACCCAACATTTTGAATTTGGAGATGAAAACATATCTTTTGATATGACAAACGAAATCAACAATATTCTTAATGGAGCAATTACTGGTGTGACAGGTTGGGGGATTGCCTATTTACCTCAAGTTGAATTACTATCAGGATTAACAGATACTTATGAAGTTCAATTTTTCACAAGACATACTCAAACTTTCTACGAACCATTTTTAGAAACGAATTACAATGATATTATTCAAGATGATAGAAATAGTTTCACTTTGGGTAAAGTTAACAAGTTATATTTGTATCTATATGAAGATGGTAATCCAATTAATTTAGATTCAAATCCTATAGTTTCAATCTTAGACAATTCAGGTAATGTTATTCCAAGTTTATCAGCTATCACTGGTTGTCAAAGAACACAAGGTGTTTACGAAGTTGTTATACCGCCACTTATTGGTTACAAAACTCCTTGTACATTCTCTGATAGATGGACAAATCTATTTTATAATGGATTCCCACTACCTAACGTACTTAATGACTTTACACTCCAACCATTCAAAAACACATTTACAATTGGAACAAACTCAGTTGACCCCAAAATATATGGTTTTGATTATTATGGTATCAAACAAGATGAAAAAATATTTAATACAGACATTAGAAAGGTTGGGGTTATTATCAAACAAGCATATACCACAAACAGATTATTACCAAAAGTAAGTGCTTACTATCGTGTATATGTCAGAGAGGGACAAACAGAAGTCCAAGTTCAAGATTGGACAGCAATTAACAGAACTCCAAATGAATACTACTTTATATTTGATACCAGAGATAAAATACCAAATGAATACTTTATTGATATTAAAGTTGAAAGTAGTAGGGAGGTTAATACTTATAAAAGACAAATCAAGTTCCAAATTGTGAACTATAAATAATTATTATAACTAAAAAATATGGCAAATAGTATTCAGTGTCAGGATATATTAAGTACAGATTCAGTTTTTTTCAATGGATTAGCATTGGTAAATGGTGATATAGTATCAGCGTGGAATGACCCAGACCCAAATTTAGCAACGAGGGTTTGTTTAACAATAACAGATGTTGATGACCCTATGGCATCAATTACTGCAAATACAATATATAATTCTTGTTATGAATGTTTAGTTAATAATTATACGATTGTTCAATTAGAATCTTGTGATAGTGCAACCATTTTGTCTGTTGACATATCAGAATTTGGGGAAATTCCAACTATTGAGAGTGCTTATTTTATTAGAGCAACAGGTAGATATGATAGTTTTGTTGGTTGTTTCAAAGTCAGAACCTTTGGTCAAATTTCACTTGAGGATTATCTTCTTACTACTTTCTATACATTAGAGTTTCTTAGTACAGCGTCTTTTCCTGATTGTGACACTTGTTTATATGGTTTTTCAGCAGGTACGGAATCGGCTATTTGTAATGTGTGTTACGATGGAAGTGGATATACAACTACGACCGTTACAGCACCACACCCAACTTGGACAAATGGTCAAGGACAAGCAGTAATATTTATAAATAAAAAATATGCCTACATATACTTACCCATTAAGTGCCACAAGTGCAAACACAGAATATTTACTTTGTGTTGAGTGTTCTGGTACTACTCGTACAGTCCAAACACCTCATCCAGTTTGGTCTGATGCCCAAAATAAACCTGTCATCCAAATGAACGCAGTTGTTTTGGGAGGACCTAATGGATTAAATAATTAAAAAAATATGAGAATTACAGAATCACAACTTAACAACTTAGTTAAAAAAATAGTTAATGAAAAGGATTATGGACAAATCCAAAACTATATGTTCTTTTCAAACTTAGAACAAATGATAAGACAAGCTCAATTATTATTAGAGTTAGACCCTATGGAAGTTGAAGCTATCCTAAAAGGTGGTCACGATTGGGCTGATGACCATATAACAGTAGCAAAAGAAAATCTAAGTCAGGTATTTGATTTTATGATGAATGAAACTCAATATGATGACTATGAAGAAGACGAAGAAATGGTTATGATGGAAGGGAAAAAGAAAACTGGTACAAAACTATGTAGTCGAGGAAAAGCTGCAGCTAAATCCAAATTCAAAGTGTACCCCTCCGCTTATGCGAACGGTTTTGCCGTTCAAGTTTGTAAAGGTAAAATGAAAGGATTAGATGGAAAGAAACGTTGTTCCCCACCTTATTGTTAAATTATAAATTATTAAAAAGGTAGAATTATTTTCTACCTTTTTTTTTGTTTTATCAAAACCTATCCATATATTTGTACTCAATCAAAAAATAAACAATCATATGGAAAAGTTCATCAAACGAATCACAAAAAGAATCTATGTCAAATGGTTAACTTGGAATAGTAAAAGTGTAGCCAAAAAAGAAAAAATCTCAGAAACCCAAAAAATGTGTATGTCAATTGCTCGTTCACTTATTACACATCCCGAATCAAAATTCTTGTTAGCACCTTTAAGTGGAAAACGTTATATCAAAAATGCAGAATTAGATTTGTTTTGCATCTTAGACCACGGAACAATCAGTATCACAAATCACGTGTACCACTATGATGTTGTTGTTGGTGATAGAAATTGGGAAAGATTATCAAAAATGTATGATGGAAAAGTGGAAACAATTAGACAAGAGTACGAAGACCAAATAATGTCACAAATAGAACACTCATTAGAAAACATAATAAAAAAGGTTAAATCACTATCTGATTTAACCCCTTCTAAATAATTATTTTTTCTTTGGTTTGTATGATGTCATCGTAGGTTTGTTACCAGTACCTAACTTTGGGTCTTTCTTTTCAGCCCTACGTTTCTGAGCACAAGCTGCTTGTTTCTGAGATGCGCTCATTTTACCAGCAACACCAGCTGCTCTACATTTGGGATATCCTTTTGTATCAGCTTCACTTCTTCCACAAGGAGGATGTTTACCATCTACTTTTCTACATATGTTAACCCAAGGTCCTTTAGGTTGTTTTGACCCCTTGGGTTTTTTCTTTGTTCCAAACCATACGGCCAAATCTTCAGTCAAAATTGGGGCTTCTTCATAACTCCATTCATTCATTGTGTGAACATTGTGGGTATCAATCTTGTAAGTATTGTCATTACCCTTTTCCCACATTCCAACTACACGTTTGATATTATCCTTGGTAGTTGATTTAATACTTTTGTTATTAACTTCAGTATCAACAAATTCTGTAAATGGGGCTAAAGATTCTTTTTTCCATTTTTTCATACCCAATTCTATGGGTGCATTGTACTCACCACCATAACCTGAGGTTACCTCTTTAATTGTTTTGTTGAATGGTTGGTTAATTTCATTTTTTGATGGTCTTTTGATTTTGTGACCTGGAAATGGATTAATTACATCACCATCATCATCATTTCTTACAGGATTATTTTTTGCATATATTGATACCTTTTTTGCGATTGATTCTAATTTTTTTATTTCTTTTTTTGGTGTCTCCATTGACCCATCATAACTATCTGTTGCCAATTTCTGACTAAAATATTTGGATGCGGGTTCATTAAAAGGTGCAAGTTGTGATTTATCAAATATTCTTTTTCCTGGTCTCAATGGTACAACAAATGAACCACGAGCTCCACTTGAATCTGAAGTGGCTTCTTTTAAAATCTCTTGTTTTAATTTCTTGACAATCTTATCTATCATTTGTATATTATTTTTATGGAAGAAAAAGAATTATTCGGTAAATTATTTAATAGTGTTCCTTTATTAACTGATGACCACTTACAAACATTACTCGATGTAATGGATAGAGAACAAGCAATCTTTATGTTAGTACAAGCTGTAAAATACGCATATATGTCAGGTGTATATTCAATTGGTGAAGTTGAAGTAATTTCAAAATCTATTAGAATACTCTCCAGTAAAGAAACTAAGGATTCTTAGAATCTATAGCATCTGAAGCATTTTCCTCAGGTTTACCTTGAACTGTTGAAGTTGCGACCCCAGTCACTTTACCACCATCAGTAGTTAATGCCCCAACTTTCATTTGTGACATTTCTATTGGTTTAATTTGTCCAAAGTCACTTGGTAAATCTGTTTTAGTTGTCTCAGTAGAACTTGTCGTTATAGTAGGTGTTGTTGTCACTTTATCAGGTTGTCCTAACTTAGTTTTAATTGCGGCTAAGGTTTGTGGCCCGAACTGATTATCATCTTTTAACCCCAAAAGTTTTTGAATATCTGCGATAGATTTATTTTCTGTTGTTTGTTCAGCCAAAATATTTTTGTTATGTAAACTTAATATTCTTAATTTATCATTTTTATCAATTCTTATTTGTTTCATATTCTATTTCTTTGATAATATATCATAAAGTTTGTTTATGTTTTCCTGACTTAAATCGGTACCACTCAAACCTGCAAGTTTTAAAACTTCAGGTATTTGTGGTTTTACACTATTTATGACTTTCCCCATTCCAATAATATTAGTTCCACTTGTTACTGGTGTAATCTGTATCTTTCCATCAGTACCACAATAATAAGTTGACATTTCTTTAGTTGTTTTATTCATCCTTCTACCATTCCCAAACCATAAAAAACCACTTCCATCATACATAACTGTATTATCCTTTCTTAAAATTGGTTTAACATTTTTAGATTGTACAACACACGGAAATTTTTCCCAACCTGTTGTAATAATACCTGTTCCTAAAGTTTTAAATAAGTCGGAAAAGATATTTTCAGTCAGATATTGTTTTTTGGTTCTGTTTTCGTGTAAATTCAAAATCCTTTCTCTTTCGGATTCATTCAAAAAATATAACTTCTTATTCATAAAAATCTTTCTTTATAAATATCATTAATCTATGAAAACTTGTTACCCTTTTTAATATTTTCTATTCCCCACATTGGTTGAAGATTTTCTAACGACCAACACTTCTTAAACTCATCATCTCCACTACTCTCAAATATAAACGATGATATTGGTTTAATATGGTCAATATGCCACTCACCATAGTTATCCCAATTCATCCCATCGTTAAATTGTTTTTGTAAATGTACAATAAGTTCCTCAGGTGAGTAACCCAAGATATCAAAGTAGTGTCCGTACTTCTGTAAATTGTTTTCTTTAAGTACTATGTATATTGCAGTTCTAAAGTTAGAGATGAGTTTATAAATTGGGTCAGTATGTCTTTTGTGTTTTTGATATTCTCGTTTTTTTTCTCGATGTTTATTAATATTATTTTCTCTCCATTCTTTATGATATGAATTTAATTTATCCCTATTATTTTTTTGCCATTCTTTGTGATAAATCGTTTTCTTCTCTTTGTATTTTTCATAAGTTCTTTTATATGTGGCTTTTTTACCTCCTTTGAACTTTTTACCAGGGACACCAACTTTCACATTGTTTTCTTTTAATATACGTAATACAATATGTTTATTAATACCCAATCTTTCGGATATACTGGGACTACCCAACATTTCGTCATTGTATAACCTTATTATTTCGTTAACTATTTGTTTATCTAATTGTATCTTTTTCATATAAGATAAATATAAACATAAAGTTGATTATTTCAATAATCAATAAAAAAAAAAGGGACAAAAACTTGTCCCTCTCGTCAATATTAACTAAGATTGATTATCTCAATTCTTGTAAGTCGAATGTTCTAACACCATCAACTGTAATTCTTCCATAGAACCTGTTGTTCACCATTTTTTTAGCGTATCTAGTCATGATACCTTTGATTGGTGTAAAGTTGAATGGATTATACATTGTTGGAGTCAATTGAAGTGGAACATACGGAGCATAGATGTAACCAGTATCAAGAAGTGACGTACCTTTGTGTCCAATTAACACTTGGTTAGGTGGGAAGTAAGGGTCACGATATACTTGGTATCTACCTGCTAATGTACCTACTCTTTCAATACCCATATTGTATTGGTCTTGGTCAGGAGAAGCATTTGATACGTGGAAGTATTCCAAGTCATCAAAGATTGCAGAAACCTCAGAAGACACAACAATCCAGTTAGCACCACCTCTAAGAGTTGATTTGTGGATTTGAGCAGAAAGTTGGTTGATAGCAGTAATCAACGTTTGATTCCAATCTTTTTGAGTGTAAGAAGTAGTAGCACTAATTCTTCTCCATCCGTTGTAATCCCATCTTAGATTCCAAGCAGCACCTTTTCTAAGGTCACGTAGGATTTCTCTATCGATTTCAGCTGCAACTTGCTCAGAAAGAAGAGCAGTTAATTCAGCTTCAGCATCGATGTTGTGGAATGCAGCAACGTCTTGTGCTAATTCAGGAGACCATTGAGCTCTTAATTTTCTTTCAGTTACAGAAACAGTTACTGATTCAAGGTCGAAAGAAACTTCACCAATTTTGTCTTCAAATTCTAATTCTTCGTATCTTCTAAATACTGTTGTGAATGCAGTACCTGAAAGTGTACCAGTCAAAGTTGTACCTGTGTAACCATCTAAAGAGTCAGAACCACAATCAGCACATATTGGACAAGAAAGGTCTACCTCTAAGTAGATACAACCATCTTGACTACAAATGTCATTGTAAGTACCACCACCATTTGAAGGCCAAGTAGTTTTAGTATTAGTTGAAGTTGGAGAAACGATACCTTTACCATATTGTTGAGTTACAACACGGAATAATAATGAGTTTCTTGTACCAGCAGCATTGTAAATAACATTACAAGGAGTTGTTGCACTGAAAGGTGAAGATGCTTGAGCGGCTGTTGCATATACTCTTAAATCAGATAAGAATGCCTCAGTATCAATTTCATTACCATCAGGTGCAATAAGTTTACCAACACCAGTGTCAGCAAATCCACACATTTTGATAATTACTTTTCTTACGTTAGTTGTTGCTGGATATTGAGATGTTGCATCAGTAAGTAATCCACTACTCCAAACTTGAACAGTAGCTGTTTGAGTAATAGCAGACCAACGACCTTTTGAATAATCAAATAAACCAGGAGGGTCTAAAGCAGCTTCATTACCTTCATAGAATAAATCATAAAGATTTTTTGCATAAGCACCAGTACTTGTACCATAACCAGCACTTGTATCACCAGGATAGTTACCAGGACTTCCTACAGGTGCGTAGTGTTGACCACTATCACCAGCATTGAAGTTACCTGAAGGGTAAGTAGCACCAGTGTAACCTTGGATTTTAGGTACGAAGTAGAACAATTTACCAATAGGTAAGTTCATAGCTTGTACAGATACGATATCGTTAGCTAACAATTTAGAGAAAACTCTTCTTACGATAGGAAATACAACAGTTTCGAAAGAACCTGAACTTCCATCAGAAGTTGCTTCATTGATTAAGAAAGAAGCTTGGTTTTCATATAACTGAGCTACGTTTTCTTTTAGGTGGCCTCTAAGACCTTCAAGGAATCCTAATTTATCCCATTTGTTGATAGTATCTTCTTTGATAACTTTAAGGTGTTTCAAACCAATATTACCAACAAGACCCGATTCTAATAATGCTCCCATTTTCTATTTTTTTTAGTTTAGTTTGCAGTTTATTGTTTATTTTAATTTTGACATTAAATCTTTCATTCTAAGGAATTGAGGATTTTCGTAAGTTTTTGACTCAATCAAGTTAATTGATGAACCATTTGAAGGACTTTTTTGAATTGTTCTTTCGATTGATTCATTAACTTGTTTTCCTGTAGAAGGAGTTAATTCGTCTTTAATAATTTTGTAAAGATTTTTTGATTCTTTAAGAGTTTCTACACCATCAAATCTTTTCAGAATGTTAATTTTTTCTTGTTTTGAAGTTGAATGTTCTGTAAACAATCTTGTCGCATAAGCTAAGTTTGAATTAAATATTGCAACTTCATTTAATTTATTTCTGAAAACGTTTAATGCTTTTCTGTATTCCTCATTTTTTTCTCTAAGTAAATTTACTTCTTGAGATTCGATAGATTCTTTTCTGATATGACGTGGTGCTGCTTTTGGTTTTGGAAGACCTTCTCTACCCCAATATTTACCATTACCTAGTGTTCTTGAAGCTTCTTTAGTTTCCCTTTTTTCAAAATCTGAACCTTTGTGAGTTTTTGATTTCATACCTTTTTTTCCGGTATAATCTTCTTCACCTTTGTGAGTTTTTGATTTATCGCCTTTGTTCATACCATATTTACCCTCCTTAAATTCACCTTGTAAACTTGGTGATTTTTTGTCGAATTCATACTTCGGTCCTTTACCAGTATATGGTGCTTCATCACCCTTTTTCATTTTCTTTGTTGGGAAGTCCATAACCTTTCCATAGTTAAATTTAGGTCCGTGTCCAATACCAACTCCTTTCGGTTTTCTGGCTTTCTTTGCTTCCATTAAATCATCCATTTCCTCGTCCATAGAATCATCCATTTCCTCGTCCATTTCGATTTCATAGATTGGTTCATCCATTTCCATCATATCCATGTCATCCATTTCCATCATATCCATGTCATCCATTTCCATCATATCTATGTCATCCATTTCCATCATATCCATGTCATCCATTTCTTCGTCAGTTTCCATTTCGAGTTCATAGATTGGTTCATCCATTTCATACATTTCTTCATCCATATCTAACCCTTCACGTACAATGTAATACTCTTTATTAGTCTCATCATCAGATAGTTCAATGTTACCTTCACCATCTTCAACCACCGATATTTTGTCAGTATCTTTCATTCTTGAAAATACTTTCATTACGTTTTCGATTGGTTCATTTGTTAAATCAATTGTAACATCTTCATCATCTTCCATTTCTTCATCGTCTTCAAATTCCATGTCTTCATCATCCATTTCGTCTTCCATGTCTTCATCATCCATTTCGTCTTCATCGTCCATTTCGTCTTCCATGTCTTCATCATCCATTTCGTCATCGAATTCAACATCAGCAATGTCAGATTCTTCTTCTTCTGAATCAACCTCTTCTTCGTCTTCTTGTTCGTTAAGAGATTCTTTTACTAATTCCTTGATTTCTTGTCTCATTACTGAACCAAGTATTCCTTTTGCATTCTCAGCAACCGCTTCTTCCAAATTTTTCATTTGAATGATTGCCTCTTCTAAAATGTTTTTTTCTTCAGCCATTTTTGGTTTTTTGTATTTTTATTCTATAAATATGTTAATACTTTAAAAAAACTTTTGTAGAGTTATAAACAAACCCAAAAAAGTTTATTTATAAATATCCCCAAAATCTATAAAATGAAAAAAGGAGGAACAAAGTCCTCCTTTATTTTTTAATTAGATAAAAAAATTATTCAATTACTTCATCTATTTTACTCTCGACTATTGCGGTAATACGCCAATCTTGTGTATAGTGCTCATAGATTTTAGTTACTTTTGCTTCAACATCTGTGGGATTGTAACCAAGAACTAATTTTTCTAATTTTATTTTTTTTACTTTACCTGATTCTTCATCAACTAAATCCTCGGCAATTTTTGCTACAAAATACTTTTGTCCATCTTCCATATCTTAATGATTTTTTTAATTTAACTAATACCCAAGTTTAGCCAATTTTTTCATTAAATCAAGAGTAGCGTTACCTTTTTCACCAACATTTCTTTCTATAGCCATTTTTTTATCTTCGTCTAAGTTTTCAGCGTACATATCTCTATCCTCTTTATTTATAAAAAGGTAAGCCCCTGGTGTTGATGGTGAAGATACTAAGTCAAAACAAATTAACTCGAAGTCATCTTGTACTTCATTCTGTTCCCCAACCTTTTTAAGTGAACCAACACCACGAGATGAAATACCTAACGTAACTCCTTGTCTGAGATAATTCGCAGCCATATCTCCTTTTGTTGAAACTATTCCCCTCTCGTGAAAACCTGGTGAGGTTAGTAATTTTAGTTTACCCATCAATATAGGTCCTTCCCACCATACTTCAGTAATAATATGAGAAACTCTATCTAAATCTATCAAGGAGGACTCAGGGTGATTTAACTCAGACAATGAAGTACCTTTAGCAATCATTTTTTTGTAGTTTTCTGCTTCTCTTTTTAAGATTCTTTCAGGATAAACTCTTCCATTACGATTTGGGGTGTTATATTTTTGTAATACAGCATAAAATTCGAATGGTTTGGAGTGGTCTAAAAAGTTTTTAGATTCTTTTATTATTTTGGCATTTTCATCCATTGAAGGAGAAACATAACCTGCATCATATTCGATTAATATACCTTTACCCACGTGTCCTGGTTTGATTACTTCTAAGTTCATATTTGAATTTTACTATATAAATATAAATCAAATATAGTTTTATATTTCTGAAGAGTTATTTTTATCCTTTTTGGTTAAGGTAAATGAAAAATATTTGTTATTGTGAAAGTTTTCTCTGAAAACGTCTTTTGTGATGTTTTTCAAACAATCCTTTATTTCAGAAGATTTGAAATCTAAGTAAGGTTGTTTTGTAAAAAAGTTTATTTCTAAGTTGAGAAAAGATTTTTTATTTAAGTTTATACCACTCGACCTTAAATCTAAGTCCACAATAAAATTTTCGTTGAATAATTCTTTGTTTATATTGTGATAAATTGTATGTTTGATACTTCTACTTAGATTCAAAACAACTCTATTCCAATTCTCTACGTCTTCTTTTGGTTCTACCCATGTTTGTATGTTTAGGTAAATGGAGTTCAATTCAAACGAATCTACAGTACCATAAACAACTTTTGCAATTTTAAAACCTTGTATTTTTGAGGTTTTCCCTTTTTTCATTAATTTGTAACATTTTCAGTTTATTTTTTCATAAAAATAGGGGATATTTACTTAATAGTCAAAAATAAATTGTTTTAACAAATATTTGTATCATATGCTAATAATCAAAGTCGATAATAAAACACCAATAGAAAAGGCCTTGAAACTTTTTAAAAGTAAAGTTATCAAGACCAAATTGATGACTGAGTTAAAAAACAGAAAGGAATTTGTTAAA